GGATTCTAGCTTCCTAAAACCCTTATATATAATATATATATATAATACATATATAAAAATATACACATATATAAAAACATATAAAAGTAGAATAATAAAAAAACCTCTAGAAGTAGAAAAATCATGTTTAGGATAAGTAAGGTTTTCAAATTCGAGAATTATAAAAAATTTTTCAAAAATTGAAGATTTTTTGGACGAAAATTTTTCAAATCTTGTATATATATGTACACAACAATTGAAAGGAAATGCTCACACTGGATCTTGGTAAACAAACTGGTTGGACTATTTTACATGATGGAATAGTACAAAGTGGAAGTAAGAGTTTTCATGTTAGCAGGTTTAGTGGTGGTGGAGTGCAGTTTTTAAACTTTCGTAATTGGCTTAATGCACTTAAGTATAAATTTCCAGGTATTGAAGTTGTGTACTTTGAAGAAGTGAGAAGACATCTAGGAACTGATGCTGCACATATCTATGGAGGGTTTTTAGCACACCTTTCTGCTTGGTGCGAAGAAAGTAATATTCCCTATCAAGGTGTTTCGGTTAAGACTATTAAACGTTTTATAACTGGCAAGGGCAATGCAAGTAAAGCTGATGTAATTGAAGCAGTGCAGGAAAAGGGTTTTTGTCCAACAGATGATAATGAAGCAGATTCTTTAGCATTAATGTTCTATGTTATGAATTTTAGTAAAGATTTTAATACGTTGGAAATATCATAAAAAGTGGGTCCTTTTGGCCAGGCTGGCGGGTTTGGTGGTCCTGACCCCAGGCCTTCTTTAGCGTTAGACATATTTCAAATGTTAACTACTTACGAAATTATAGCTGAGCAGTGCTAAAAAAGGAGAAAAAAAGGTGAAAATAACGCAAGCAGAATGGGCAAGGAAAAAAGGGTTTTCGAGGCAATATGTCTGTTCTTTGGTAAAGAAAGGAATCGTTGAACTCAAAGATGGACTCATTGACCGAGAACAAGCAAATGAAGCGGTAGCAGCAATAAGAGATCCAAATCAGCCACTGAGAAGAAAAGAGAGCGGGGAAAAACTTTCAACGATATTGCTAAAAACGCGAATAAAAAATGAAACGGAGCGTGGTAAACTTTTGGAAGCTAAAGTGAAAGCTGAAATAGGCAAATTTGTGTCAATTGAAGAGGTAAAAACTGAAGCATTTAACATAGCAAGAGTTGTTCGTAATAATTTGCTTAATATTCCAAATAGAGTTTCAGCGCTGCTTGCATCACTGAGTGACACTGAAAAGATTCATAAGACGCTCACTGAGGAGATTACAAACTCGCTTGAAGAATTATCTAACATAAAATTTTAAATAATGGCTGCTAACTTAAGTTTAGAATTAATAAAGTGCCTCATTAATCAACCTGGATTAGATGTAAATGTCAGAGGGTTAAACGGAAAAACCCCACTACATTGCGCTATAGAGTTTGACGAATTAAGCATGGTGGATTTGTTACTCACAAAGAAGAATATTAATCCTTTTGTGGAAGATAATGAAGGTAAAACATCTCTTGATTACGCCAAAGAAGGGAAAAAAGCGGAAATATTGCAAGCGCTAATCAACAATAAATACGGATCAGAGCAAGATAGCTTACTTCATTTAGCTGCAATGATAGGTGAAGTTAATGCAGTTAGATATTTGATCAGAAAAGGTATTGACGTTAATGTACGAAATGCTCTGCATCATACACCATTACATCTAGCAGCAGGTATAGGACATGTAGAAGTTATAAAGATTTTAGTGAAAGAAGGAAATGCTGAAATAGATGTCTTTGATGCACGAAATCAGACACCAATGCACTATGCAGTTAATAACAAAAAATTGGAAATAGTAAAGTTACTGCTAAAGCTTGGAGCAGATGTAAGTAGCACGCGCATGGGACAAAACTCAATGAAATTGTCACCTGTTCATATAGCTGTAAGTAATACTAATTACGATGAAAGAGACTTATGTCTTGATATCCTCAAATGCTTAATAAAGGAGCCTAATGCTCAAGTAAATTTGCAAGACTACGAAAATAAAACACCACTACATTACGCTGAAAGGCTGAAAACAATAGAAGTTTTACTAACTCGAGAAGATATAGATCCATTGGTAAAAGACGATAGGGGCAAGACACCATTTGATTACGCTGAAAATAGACCTGAGATAAAGAAGGCTTTGATGAGTAGTAAATACGGCTCTGAAAAGAATAGTCTATTGCATTTAGCTGCACAAAAAGGAGAAATTGGGCTTGTAGAGTCTATCTTAAAAGAAGAAATTGATATTGATATTTCAAATAATAAAGGTCTATCACCGATTTACCTTGCTGCAGAAAAAGGGCATTTACATGTAGTAAAGTTATTGCTGAAAAAAGGAGTAAATTATATACCTGTTTTGCATTTAGCAATCAAGTCAAACAATCTAGAGTTACTTAAAGTTTTGTTTACTGAAAAAAGTGGGGCATTTCTCTGCAGAGATACCGTTGTTAATTTTCCGACCCTTCATAATAAATATACAGCACAGAGAGAAATAGCAGATAAAAGGATGAAAAAACATAATAATATTATCTGCATCTATATCACAGTCAGCGCAATAGCAGTAGCAGTATATATAGGGTTAATAACAACAACAATAAGCAGTGCGATCATTTTTGCAACAATAACAGGGATAATTGCACTTGTTATAGCAATAATCATGAGTGAGATGAGCAAAAGATATATAGAGAACGAATTTCAGAAAAAGATGTTTATGGAGTTGGATGAGTGTAGAGAAGTAAGCTCTACTGTTAATGATGTTGAGTTAGAACCAATTACTAGTAGATGCAGACAATGATATACGCCACATCTTTTTCTGAAGGTTTGAGACCAGATTCCCAGCTTAAAGTATCAGAGTGGGCGAATGAGTATCGAGTTTTAGCGCCAACTGCAACATCAGAGCCAGGGAAATGGAGAACAGAGAGAACGCCATATCTTAAAGAAATCATGGATTCACTATCTCCATCCTCGCCAGCAGAAAAAGTAGTATTCATGAAAGGAGCGCAGATTGGAGGAACAGAAGCAGGAAATAATTGGATAGGCTATATCATAGATCAAACACCAGGTCCAATGCTAGTAGTGCAGCCAACAGTTGAAATGGGAAAGCGTTGGTCAAAAGGAAGGTTTGCACCATTAATAGAGAGTACGCCATGTTTAAAAAGTAAAGTAAAAGACCCAAGGTCAAGAGACTCGGGCAATACTGTGCAAAGTAAGGAGTTTCCTGGGGGAATAGTAGTAATAACTGGAGCAAACAGTAGTGTGGGTCTCAGGTCTATGCCAGTAAAGTATCTCTTTCTTGATGAAATAGATGCCTATCCAGGAGATTCAGGAGGAGAAGGAGATCCAGTACTGCTCAGCATAGCTCGTACCAATACATTTGCACGGCGAAAGATTTTTTTAGTATCAACACCAACGATTCATGGAATAAGCAGAATTGAGAAAGAATTTGAAGCAACAGATAAGAGATATTTTTTATTCCATGTCCGCATTGTAATTACTATCAAGTTCTAAAATGGTCACAAATAAAATGGGAAGATAAAAATCCAAATACAGCACACTATATATGTATAGAATGTGGTGAAAAGATAGAAAATCATCAAAAGACAGAGATGCTTGATCGTGGAGAGTGGAGGCCTACTAATAGAGTAAAAGGTGAGAAAAAAGGATTTCACCTTTCAAGCTTATATAGCCCAGTTGGCTGGTATAGTTGGCAACAAGCAGTAGAGGATTTTCTCCATGCAAAAGAAAGTGAGCAATTACTAAAAGTATGGATAAATACCACTTTAGGAGAAACTTGGGTAGACAAAGGAGAAGTACCGGACTGGAAACAATTATTTAACAGGAGAGAGTCTTACCAAATTGGCGCAGTACCAAAAGGAGAAGTAGTCCTCACAGCAGGAGTAGATGTTCAAAAAGATCGCTTAGAAGTAGAAGTTGTAGCATGGGGAAAAAGCCGTGAAAATTGGTCAATAGATTATCGAGTATTTGAAGGAGATACAGGAGGAGGAGAAGTATGGGGAAAGCTTTCAGAATTACTCAATCATCATTTTATCGGTAAAAATGGGCTTGAATACATGATAAGCATGATGGCAGTAGATGCAGGGTATGCAACACAGGAAGTTTACAACTGGGTAAGAGGTCATCAAGGATCTGGAAGAGTAATGGCAGTGAAAGGTGTAAATAAAGCGCTAGTGCCACTTAGTAGCCCAAGTAGAGTTGATATAACAGTTGGTGGTCAAAAGCTGAAAAGAGGAATAAAGCTCTGGCCAGTAGGAGTATCGATATTAAAGTCAGAGCTTTTTCAACTACTTAATATTTTAAAAGAAGAAGAGAAAGTGCCAGCAGGACACTGTCATTTTCCGGAGTATGCACCTGAATATTTTAAGCAGCTAACGGCAGAGCAATTAGTCAGCAAAGTGGTGAAAGGATACACTAAACAAGAGTGGCAAAAGGTAAGAGAAAGAAATGAAGTATTAGACTGTAGGATTTACGCAAGAGCTGCGTCTATAGCACTGGGGATTGATAGGTGGCAAGAGGCTAAATGGAATAGTTTAAATGAAAAACCAGAAAGTAAAAATCAAAAGGATAGTGAAAAGTAAATGGATGAAAAATGTATAACGAAGAGTATTTGTTTCAAGTTGAACAAGCAATAAAGAAGCTACAAAGCGGAGAGCGAGTAGTATCAATTGCATATGGTGATCATGTGGTAAGATATGCTGAAGTTCAGATAAATGACTTACTAAGCTTAAGACAACGTATTAAGGCTGAATTGAAAATTGCAGGTATGAAAGCCAAAAGAAAGATTATTTTTTCAACGAGTAAAGGAATTTTATAGATGCTGCTAAAAACCTTCAAACAACTATTTAGTAAGCCAAAAATCAAAAATTCAGCCTGGGATGCAGCAGGTTCAGGAAGAAGATTTTTTCACTTTCAACCAGAGTCAGGAAGTATAAATAGTTTACTTTCCCATAGTCTTGAAACTTTACGTAGCCGCTCTCGAGATATGGTAAGGAAAAATCCTTATGCTGCTAATATTATTGATACGATAGTAAGTAACTCTATTGGAACAGGAATAAAACCACAATCAAAAGCAAGGGATGCAGAATTTCGGAAGAAAGTACAAGAATTATGGCTGAAATGGACAGATGAAGCAGACAGTAGCGGGATAAGTGATTTTTACGGATTACAAGCTCTGGTATGTAGGAGCATGATAGAAGGAGGAGAATGTTTTGTACGGCTGAGAACAAGAAAATGCAAAGATAGTCTTTGCGTACCATTACAACTGCAAGTACTGGAATCAGAGCATTTAGATAATAAGAGTAATCAAACACTAGCCAATGGTAATGTAATAAGAAACGGGATTGAGTTTAACAGGCTTGGGCAAAGAGAGGCATATTACTTATTTAGAGAACATCCAGGCGAAGGCTCGTTTGGTGAATCAGTGAGAGTACCAGCAAACGATGTTTTACATATCTATAGACCACTAAGACCTGGTCAGATCCGAGGAGAACCATGGCTTTCGAGTATACTGCTAAAGCTTTATGAGCTTGATCAATACGATGATGCAGAATTAGTGAGAAAAAAGACAGCAGCGATGTTTGCAGGGTTTATTACGAGACTCGATCCAGAAGCAAATATTTTAGGAGAAGGTGAAGTAAATGAGCAAGGAGTAGCATTATCTGGTCTAGAACCTGGAACTATGCAGCTTTTAGACCCGGGTGAGGACATAAAATTCTCAGAACCATCGGATGTAGGAGGAAGTTATGAAGCATTCATAAGACAGCAACTGAGGGCAATAGCAATAGGCACAGGGATAACATATGAACAGCTAACAGGAGATTTAACAGGTGTTAATTATTCATCCATTCGAGCAGGGCTGATAGAGTTTCGTAGAAGATGTACAATGTTACAGCATAACATTATGGTATTTCAGTTTTGCAGGCCGGTATGGGATAGGTGGTTAGAGTTAGCGCTACTTTCTGGAGAATTAGACATAGGTGAAGAATGGACAAAGGGGAAAGAAGGAGCAAAAAAAGAAGTAAAATGGATAGCACAAGGGTTTGATTGGGTGGATCCACTGAAAGACCAGCAAGCACAACAGATGGCAGTAAGAAATGGCTTCAAGAGTCGATCAGAAGTAGTTTCAGAACTTGGTTATGATGTAGAAGAAATTGACCAAGAAATTGCTGAAGATCAAAGACGTGCAGGTGAACTGGGCTTAAGTTTTGATTCTGATGTTACTGCGAGTCAAGAGGTGGTATGAAACAACAGACAATATGGCTAAACAGATGCGTAATGGTAGAGCCAAGGAGTTTTGAATTACTGTCACTGCAAACAGGAAAGCAGCCTATCTTTAAAGATATAAAACATGCAGTAAGAAATAGTGAAAGAGGAATAATACCGATACATGGAATCTTGACAAAAAAATCAGAAACTTTTGATTACATGTTAGGGATGACATCATATGAGCAAATAGAAGAACAAATTGCACAAGCATTAGCAGATGAAGAAATAAAGACAATTATATTGGATATAGACAGTCCAGGAGGAGAGGTCAATGGAGTGTTTGACCTTGCTGATTTTATTTACAGTGCAAGAGGAAAAAAGAGGATAATAGCGATAGCAAATGATGATGCATATTCTGCAGCGTACGCTATAGCTTCTAGCGCTGAAAAGGTATTTGTGAGAAGAACTTCTGGTGTTGGAAGTATAGGAGTAATAGCAAGTCATATAGATCAAAGTAGATTTGATGAGAAACAAGGAATAAAATATACCACAGTATTTGCAGGAAGTAGAAAAAACGATTTAAATCCACATGAGCCAATGACGTCTGAAAGTTTAGAAAGCTTACAAAAAGAAGTAGGTCGACTATATGAAATGTTTTTGCAGCTAATAGCAAGAAACAGAGATCTTTCAATTGAAAAGATTCGATCAACAGAGGCAGGTCTTTATTTTGGCGAAAACGCAGTGAAAATAGGTCTTGCTGATGATATCATAACATTTTCTGAATTTTTTAATCAACACAGGAGCCATATTATGAATGAACAAATTTTTACCAACCTTAAGGAACAAAAAGAACAGTCCATAAATTCTGATGAACTAATTGAAAAAGGTAAGCTTATAGGGTGCAAAAAGTATCAAGGAGAAGTTTTGGAATTGATACGGTTATGTAACCTGTCGCATATGCCGGAGAAAATAGGAGAATTTATTGAGCAAGGCGTAAGTATTGAGCAAGCCCGGGAGGTTTTAATGGAACTACTAGCAGAGCGAACAACAAAAGCTGAGATTTTCAGCGCTTTATCACAAAATTTATCAGAAGATTTGATGATACAAGTAGCTAAAGCTAGAGCACAATCAAGTATTTAAGTTTTTTATAATTGCCGTACTAGCAAATTTGGCGGTAAAATAAAGAAGGAGGGAAAACATGACATGTATAACTGAAGGAAATAATTTAGGCGATCTTTTGAAATATGAAGTATCCAATCTATATTCAAGAGACTCAATAACAGTAGCTAAAGGTCAGAATCTTAAGCTTGGTGCAGTAGTTGCCAAAAAGACGGACGATGGTTTTATTAGGGTACTTAATCCAGCTGGAACAGATGGCACACAAACAGCGATAGGTGTAATAACAAGTGATGTAAATAGCAAAGATGGAGATACTAAAGCAATAATAATTACTCGTATTGCTCTTCTTGCTGATCATGCAGTTGTATGGCCAGCAAATATCACTGAAAAGCAGAAAAATGCAGCAATAAAGCAACTTGAAGGACGAGGGATCATCATACGCAAGGGGGCTTAACGAGCTATTTAAAAACAGCATTAAAGGAGGAAAGATGCGTGCGCCAAGCAAAGTGCGTAAAGTCCAGTTGGTGAAAATCCAATCCAGGCAAAGCCTAGCCAGCAACCTGGAACAAACTACTATGCTGCGTAAGGTAACGAGCGTAGTAAAGCTAGTGGAATGGACAACACAGGGTACAACGAAAGTGAAGGTATTGAGTCCCGAAATTCTCGATGTCATAGGGGTCGACACGTTGCATATAGTGGAAGACAGCAAGAAGGGTAACGATAAGGCAAGTTATCACTCACTCTATCGGGATCTGAGGCCGTATCACGTGTTGAGATGGAGTTTACGTAAACTTGGGAGAGATCCTTTGTATTCCTATTAAGGTACGTTGGAACAAGTCAACAAAGGCGAGGACTAACGGAAGATGCAAAGGAAGTCGGACTGACTGATAGTACTCAGAGTGTGGGAAAGCCACATACAAGGGAGCAATATAGTGACTGGTTTAGGGATTGCTATGCCAATACAACGGAGGTTGGAATAACGTGCAAAGAAAACTAAATCAGATAACAGTAAGAGCCAGGCAAGATAAACGATTGAAATTTACATCGTTAATTCATCTGATAAACGCAGAGAATCTTGCTGAATGTTATAAAGAGCTAAAAAGGCATGTGGTATAGACCAGGTGACAGTAGAAGCTTATGGAGAAAATCTTGAAGAGAAGCTTAGCACTCTGGTGGATAGTATGAAGAGAAAGCAATATCAACCGCAACCAGTGAAAAGAGTATATATACCAAAAGCTGTAAGCAAAGAAAAACGCGGACTTGGGGTACCATCAACAGAAGATAAGTTAGTCCAGATAATGCTGAAGAAGATATTAGAAAATATTTATGAAGCTAACTTTCTGGATAACTCATATGGTTTTCGTCCTGGTAGAAGCTGTCATCAAGCGGTAAATGCACTAAATAAAGCAGTTATGTACAGACCAACTAACTATGTAGTAGAAGTTGATATCAAGAAATTCTTTGATAATGTCCAGCACAAATGGCTAATGAGATGCTTGAGAGAACGGATAACAGACCCAAACTTATTGTGGTT